CACCAAGCCCCGAGACCACGATACTAAGATGGTCAAGCACAATCCACCCACAATTGCAGCCTCGTGCGAGAAATCGAACTCGACTAACAAGATTGCTGATGTCAGAGCTACCGAAATGGTTGTATAGATAGAGACGGCCAGACCCCACAGTGTTGTCAAACGCTGCTTTAAGTTCATCATCACTCACTCCTTCTTTGCTTAGATGCAATGGTTTGTTCAAATGGATACCCATGAGACCAAGTGCAGTTCGACGTGGATTTTCCTCCAGCATCAACATGCCTACGGTCTCACCAAGGCCTAGCAAATGGTTAGCGACTTCACGAACGAAAGCAGACTTGCCAATGCCAGAACCTGCTGTGATTGTAACAAGTTCTCCACGGCGCAAGCCTTTGGTCTTGTCGTTCAAGGCGATGAAGGGATAGGGAGACGAAACGATCGTTTCTTCGGTCGAAACGGTTTCCCACAGGTCCAAGCCATTGATGATGCCATCAGGCCGATAGGTCTTGGCCTGCCACACCGCATTCACGATGTCGCCAGCCTTGCCCATCAGAAGCAGCTCATTGGGGTCCTTGGCAGCACCCAGATGAGCGATCTTGGCCTTACCTGGTGGAAGCAGCTCCGCACACTCCTGAGCAGCCTTCTGGCCGGGCTCATCCATGTCGAAGCAGAGGACCACGTCATCGAAGCCCTCAAAGTACTCCAGATTCTGCTTGAAGGACCGTGCCGCACCCTGTGCCCCATTCGGTACTGATACCACAGGCCACTTGTTTCCCATGGCCTGGGCCACGCTGAGCGCGTCAATCTCACCCTCTGTGACGACCAGAAGCTTCCCCTTGTTGTAGATGTTCTGACCGAACAGAGGGAGCTTGGCACCTTCACCGAGAACCTTGAAGTTCTTGTCGGCATCACGGACCTTCATGCCAACGAGCTTGTTGCCCTTGTAGTAAGGCGCAATGTGGACAGGCTTGCCACCTACCTCACCAATGCGGTACCCAAAGCGCTTGCAAGTCTCTTCAGTGATGCCACGAGCCTTCAAAGGGCGGAAATCAGCATTGGCATAGATTTGCTCAAAGTCCTTCTTGGGAGCCTTGTTATCATTAGCCACTTCATTATTCTCCAACTTCACTCCTTCTCGGTATCCACAACTAAAACAAAAACCATGGCCATCTGAGTAGCGGGCCAGTGCATCACTAGACCCACACTCAGGGCAAGGCTCATGTCGTTGAAATTCAGATTCTTCTCTTGACATCGCTTGCATTTAAGGTTAACTCGTAGACTCTCGACCTGGAGTCGGGTGGTTGATGAAGAAGTCCTTCAAGCGACCAACGTTGTCCTCGTGGTAGGGCGCAGTCCAACCCTGAGGTTTGATCAGGTCGAACCCACCACTGTTCTCACGGCCAGGCTTGATGCCACGCTGCTTGGACATGTTGGCACGATGGACCTCGTCCCATGCCTTCTGGATGTCGACCTTGAGGATGGCTAAGGTACCCAATGCCACCACAGTGAGATCGATCAGTGCATCTACAACGTCATCATCCTGACGGAAGTAGACTGCATCTAGATATTCGTTGATCTCTTCTTGTAGAAGCTGGCCACGGAAATAGAGCTTCCGCAGATCCAATGGCTCCTTGTCAAACTCAAACGTTGTCGTGAGTTGTTCGATGTCCTCGACGATGGTACTCATGTGCAATTGCCCTTACGTAATCTTGTAGATCGTATTTGTTGAAATCATAGACCAACCATTTGCCCCACTTGTTTGAATGCAAGAGTGAGTCATAAAGTTTGGCCACCAATGAAATGTCATCGAACATTTCTTCACGCTCTTCGGCGTTACGCTTGTGGTTCTCCACAGCGTTCTCATTGCGGCAGTAGATGAAGATGGGATCGTACTCGTGTTGAGCCATCTCCAACATAGCGCGCACATCGTAGGCAGGACCGCCACGGAAGACCGTGCCATAGACCTGCTCAGAGAGTGCCCAACGGTCGATGATGGTCGGGCAACCAGCATTCTCAAAGAAGTAGGCAGACGTGATCACCGCTGAGTGATACTGACGAATGTCCCAAGACTTATCAAAGCCGGCATGCAAGACCATGCCATTGAGTTCTTTAGCTAGGGCATTGGCAAGTGTGGTTTTGCCAGTGCCATCAGCTCCTTCAAGAATGATCATTTCCGTAGGTCTCCGCGTAGTTCCAAAGCAGACCAATGAGGTCCTCATAGTTCTTGGTCTGGTTGAGGTGTAGCATATAGGACAACACACGCGTGTCAGACTCATCATCCTGCGTCCACTCATGGAGCACCTTGTCGTAGTGCTGTTCGTAGACGTGCAAGGACCCTGCGTTGACATGAAGGTCACCCATATCGACCTCAATGCCACGTTCAAACAGCAGGCATTGGATTGCCTTGGCTACCATGGAGAACGTGAAGACGTCATAGGAGAATCCTAACACAGCATCTTGGCTACGCATCGTGACGATCATGTGCAACGTGTTGTTGCGGATCAGGAACTGCATAGCCACTGTGCAAGGAATGTCCTTGGATGGACCTGGGCGCTCACGCCAGATGGTCAAGACTGCTTGTCGAGTGTCCCGGTCTTTCACTAATGTGTCGACAACGTAGGGCATCTGATCGATGACCTTTGGACCATAGGCACCACGGAGGAATACGCCATCATCAGAGAAGTCTGCATAGCGCTTCATATACGGTGTCAAGTCAGACAAACGGTTTGAACCTGAGACGATCCAAGCGGCCTCAGCGAACATAAAGTTGTAGTTCATCTTACGACTAGGCAGCGTGATGATCGGGTTCAGCATGGGAACCTTGTAGGAGCCATTGATCAGCTCCTTGACTTCCATGCCACGAGGCGCAGCGACGTAGTCGTACTCACCCATGATCTTGAGCAGTGTATCCTGCCACATAATGTTGGTCATTCCCATGTTGTTCCTTCTGTGGTTGAAAAATCGAAAAAAACTGATCTAGGTTGATGGTGCTGGTCTTTCCCAGCTGTCACCATCTCATCAGACTTACGCTTATGGTTAGCGTGTACACCCGCTGATGTGGGGAATTGAATTTGCAAGTTGTGCCACCATCGTTATAGGCACCATTCACCCCATCGTTAAAGCAGCTGCGAGGACTCGGTACGTCACTTGGGATACTCAACGGAACGCCAGCCACTGGTGCAGGGATTCGAACCCTCGTTCTTTTACATCTACTCGGTCCTTCGAAGAAACCTCGTAACGTGTTTTTCTCTTGCTGACACTTGCAAAACTGGTTGCGGAGGACGGATTCGAACCGTCTGAGACGAGCTTATGAGACTGCCTCCTCACCTGACTCTCCGCGGAATTAGATCCGGATGGTTATAGTCTCACCGGGTCGACTTTGAAGAACTTTGTCTTCAGCTTAGGTGTAGTGTTTAGCGAACCATGCGCTCATACAACCGGCCAAACATGAAGCCGAGAGACATGAGCACAAAGACGCCTAACAGCATCAAAAGGTCGAAGATCATCATTTCTTGAGGACAGGCAGAGGATAAGGGATATCGCTTCGGCATCGGCCGTTCTGCTGTGCCAAGTTAGGAGTCTTCTCAAAGTCTTCCTTGCGGTAGCAACCCACGCTGGACGAATAGGTGGAGCAGACCAATTGAGTCTTGTCCACTTCCTTGCCAGAGACCTTCATGATCGAGAGATCAGCCCAACCATCACCCTGTGGACACTTAGCGTCCTGGGCATCGTCAGAGCGACCAATGATGCTGAAGTCCGAGGTGAATCGAGGGTTGGCTGCCTTGTACAGCTGAGCGTTGAACTCAGAGTTGGCTTTAGCCGTCTGACGGGCTTCCTCAAGACGGTCAAAAGAGACTGTCTTCTCTTCCGTGCAAGCCACCAAGGCCAAAGCGGCCACGATCATTGCCAAAATTTTCTTCATACGTTTCTTTCAGAGTTGTTGAGCTTAGATGTGGTGTTTAGAGATAATAGCGAGCGTACTTCTGACCAGTGGTCGGATGCACATGCTGCTTCATCTTGATCTTGTAGCCACGCTTGCGCAACGTGTGGATGCGTGCAGTCAAGCTCTGGATGCTGTAGTCCATCAACGCTTCACGCTGACTGATAGAGCCAGCACGGCGGATGTGCATCATGACCAAATCGTTCTGAGAGACTTTCATGTTAATTTCCTTCGTTTAACCATTGAGTTGGAATGCGTTTATCTGCGAATGGGAAGCCGTACTTATTACACCAGTCGGCATAGGTAGTATTGCTGCTCTTCGACAGTCGAGCACTGGACCGAGTAAACACAAATCGGATGTCGAGTTCAGGATGCTGCTTCTTGACCAGGCGCATCTTACTACGGTCTTCGCTAGTAAGACGGCCTTTGGCCTCGATGATGATCCCGTTGGGC